TACTAGATTCAGTTCAAGGTAGAGGCCCTGCAACTGCATTACTACCTTTCTGTACTCTTCCAGAGTTAGAAGGATGTATCATTGCATGGGACTTTATGGAGACCATCCATAGTCGTTCCTACACTTATATGATAAAGAATCTGTATCCAGACCCAACAAAAGTATTTGATACAATTCTAGATGATGAGAAAATCATTGCAAGGGCAGAATCAGTCACAAAAAGATATGATGAGTTCATAGAATATGCAAACAAATATCAGTTAGGATATGTTAAGGATGAGTATGAACTTAAGAAAAGATTATATCTTGCATTGATAAGTATCAACATACTTGAAGGTATTCGTTTCTTTGTGTCATTTGCATGTACTTTTGCATTTGGAGAAATGAAAAAGATGGAAGGGTCTGCAAAGATTATCAGTTTGATTGCAAGGGATGAAGCACAACATCTTGCAATCACACAACATATATTGAAGTGTTATCAGAACCAAGAGAAAGATAAAGTAATGTTGAAGGTCATGAAGGATTGTGAACCAGATGTTTACCAGATGTATGAGGAAGCTGTAGAAGAAGAGAAAGAGTGGGCAGAATACCTATTCATACATGGAAGTATGTTAGGATTATCAACACCATTGTTAGGTCAATATGTAGAGTATATTGCAAATAGAAGACTTCGTGCAATTGGTTTAAAACCTATATATGATATATCAAGTAGAACTAATCCATTACCTTGGACACAACATTGGTTGACATCAAAAGGTCAACAGAACGCACCTCAAGAGACAGAGATTGAGTCTTATGTCATTGGTGGTATTAAACAAGATATCAAGGAAGATACATTTGAGGGATTTAAGTTATGATAGAAATATTTGGAAAAACACAATGTCCTTATTGTGATAAAGCAAAGGCATTATGTGAACAGAATGGTTATGAATACACCTATAAACAGTTGGATGTAGATTTCACAAGAGAAGAACTCTTTGAACAGTTTCCAACTGCAAGAACATTCCCACAAATTAGAATTAGGGAATCAAGTAATACTTGGACTTACATAGGTGGTTATGACCAACTAGACAAATGGCATAAACAAGACTGGAACGATAAGTAAGGAGAAACAATCATGCAAGACCCAGAAAATGTAAGGGCTTTTTATTGTATGGAGTGTGGTGCAGAAGGTGATATAGAACATGAATTGGGTGATGGATATGAAGTTAAATACTGCCCATTTTGTGGTTCAGACCTTGATATTGAAGATGAATTTGATATCGAAAGTGAGTTAGAATTTGATGAATAAATATAAGATATATTATGAAACCTCAAAGTGCAAAGGCAAAAGGTAGAAACCTACAAAAGTGGACTCGTGAGAGACTAATTGAAGAATTAGATATCCATCCAGAGGATATCAAATCCACATCTATGGGAGCAGGTGGTGAAGATGTCATCATGGCAAGAGCTGCACGAGAGAAGTTCCCATATTCTATTGAATGCAAAAATCAAGAAAAACTAAATGTTTGGTCTGCCTATGACCAAGCAGAATCCAATTCTGGAAACTACGAACCTCTCGTAGTTATCAAAAGAAATCGTCAAAAACCTCTGGTCGTTCTAGATGCAGAGTACTTCATGAAATTACATAAGGGGCTGTAGCTCAGTAGGGAGAGCGACTGGTTTGCATCCAGTAGGTCGTAGGTTCGATTCCTATCAGCTCCACCATGACTTGACACATGGGTACATTTAATAGTATAATGAACATGTAGTTAAATAGGAGTAGAAATGTTAGATTTTAATAAAGACAATATAAAATATGAAATCTCTGATGATTTCATAGGTGGGTCATTGAAAGGTGAGACCTTTACAACTTACGATACTTTATATTCGTTGTTTGGTAAACCAACAACTTCAAATGGAGACCCATACGAAAAAGTTAATACTGAATGGTGTATTGAAGGTAAGGTTTATTTCACTGATGAATATGGTGAAGAAGATTGGGAATATGTTAAAGCAACAGTTTACAATTGGAAAACAGGTGGTACACCAACTGAAAAATATGGTTGGCACATAGGTGGTGACTCATATGAGTCAGTAGAACTTATTGATGCAATCATTGAAAACGATATCAAAGCAGAATATAACTGGGTAGATTAATATGGTAATCATCTATTGTGAAGGCCCTCGTGGTGGAAAACTAAAAGATGAAGAAAAAATAATAGAGTATGTTGATGTTGCATGTCAAGAACTCAAAATAAAAAGTGCAGAGATTGATGTTATAGTTTATAATAAGTTTCCTAAAGATTTTTATGATTGGTTAGGATGTTGTTATGGAAACTTAGAAGATGGAATTGTAATTGAACTTACACGAAATCAAGAAGACATGTATCAGACACTTGCACATGAAATGATTCATGTGAAACAATTTTTGAATGGTGAGTATCCATCTGAACGAGAAGCAAAACGATTAGAATTTAAATTACATAAAAAGGTGAGTAAACAATGTACACATATTTAAAAGAGATAACAGATTGGGGTGAACAAAAAGTTCCTAATCATACTTACATCTTCAATGATAAGAATCAGAATGTAGGATACATTAAGACAGGAACTAAAGAAGAAATCTTCTATGGGAAACCTTCCAAGTTGTTTTCTAAATCAAGAAGGAAATTTATAAAACTTGACAGATAGGTACATTTAATAGTAGAATAGAATTATGACATTAGAAGAAATGATAAAAGAATACGAAAATTTAACTGAGGAGCAACAAGCACATGTTGATGCAAGTCTTGATGCACAATCAGATGAAGGTCTTTGTGGGTGTGGTAAGAATGTGGATGATTGTCCAGACTCTTATTCTCACATGTCACAAGGTTACTAAACAGTTTCGAAGAGACTACACATGGCAGTTGTAAATTGGATTAATTCCTAAAGGTGCTGATGATAGGGTTTACTCTCTCCTTTCCCATCATCGTAGTCCTCTTCACTTAATTATGAGAGCAATAACAATAAGGAAAAATGGCAAAAAGAAGTAGTTTAAGAATAGTCGCAATAACACCTAGTAGGAAGTCTAGTAGTATTGGACAGGGCGGTAGAGGTAGAAAAGTAAAGATATCTATGTCTACGATGAACAAGGCAAAGAAAAGGTCTCACAAAAGATATCGAGGGCAAGGCAGATAATGAGTTTTAATCCATTTAAAAAGTTATACAAGAGAGCACTTGATACAACTTTTACTAAACAAGAACTGGAAGGTTCTACAAGGATTTTCAAATCTGCAACACCAAAGTATACCTTTGATTGGTATATTAAGTGGATTGCATCTGTATTTGTATTAGGTGCAATGGCAATAAGAGGTGTTCCAGAGTTTCAGATGTGGGACTTAATGCTTTCTACTATTGGAGTGACTCTTTGGTTATGGGTTGCAGTCATATGGAAAGACAGGGCATTGATTCTTTTGAATGGTGTTGGTCTTTTGTTTTTAATAAGGAATCTTGCAATAGCATTGGTTCAATAATAATGGAAAAGTGTCATACTTTGTCATACTGGAGTCAATAATATGGAATGGGAAATAATAGTCAATAATCTATTTGCCCTTGGTATTACTATCTTTATGGGTTTTTTTGCATGGGAAACAACTAAAATGGTTTCTGAGTCAAAGAAAAAAGATAGGTCAAAAAAGTAAATTGTATAAGTAATTAACATGGGAAAGAGAAATCAAAAATCTCTTGATGAAATCTATTATGGTGTAGAACCTCATAAAGAGGATACTAGAGACAAATCGAAATGTTTAAATTGGTATAACTACATGAGTGATAATAAATCATGTGGTGAATGGTTATCAGAATGGATGTCTCAAAGAGGATATGAAAAACAACACATTACTGGGATAAAGAAACTATCATATGTTCCTAGGACTGCTGCAGCACTTGCAAGGATGCAAATTAGAGGTGTGCCTTGTGTTTATGAAGATAATCTCCTAGACCCCAAGACAACAGATTTCATAAAAGAACATGTCAGTAAATGTATCCATGATATCAATTCTGCAAAGTCAATCAAAGAAGACTTCTATAAAACAAAGAAGAGTAAACCAAAGGTATCAATCCAAGAAAGAATTCAAAACAAGGCAGATGAATATGCTGGTGAGATTGAATATCAATTAGATTGTTATCTAGATGACCCTAAAAACAAATTTGATGTGTTTAAATATCTAACAGAAGAAAAAGTATCAGCTCCAGTTGCAGTTAAGGTTGGAGATAACTTTCATTATCTTGAAAGAGAATTAGAAGAAACATTAGAAGGTAAGTGTGACCAATTAAAAGAAGCATATTCATTCTTATCTAAGAAAGGATTAAAAGAGTATTACAAATATGTTCTTAGTATTAGAAGTGAATGTGACAAGTATGCAGAAGGTCAGAAAAAACACAGAAAGAAAAGAAGGAAGAAAGTTTATAGTTCAACTGAACAAATAAAGAATCTAAACTACAAGATAACAGATACAGAGTATCACATTACATCACTTAACCCAGAGAATATCGTGGGTGCAATGCAACTATGGACATTCAATACCAAGACCAAGGAAGTCACAAAGTTTGTTGCAGAGGATAGAATGGGTCTTGCAGTGAAAGGAACAACGATTCAAAAGTTTAACAATCTTAGTGCTATGAAGAAAATAGGAAATAAAACAGAATTTTTCCTTGACAGAATCCAAGATGGTGGTAAAATAGTATTAAGTAAAGTATTAGATGAAATAAACACAAAGTCATCTAAACCTACAGGAAGAATTAACGAACACACTATATTATTGAGAACTGAATGATTTTAATTGACCTAACGCAGGTTCTAATTGCGTCACTAATGGCACAGACCAGAGGTGGAACAGAACCAATAGATGAACCTCTAGTAAGACACATTGCACTGAAATCCCTTGCAATGTATCGTAAAAGATACCATAGAACATTTGGAGAGTTAGTCCTTGCAGATGACTCTCATGGTGTATGGAGAAAAGATGTATTCCCACCTTACAAAGCAAATCGTAAGAAAGGAAGAGACAACGATACCAAAGATTGGGGTCTAATATTTGATTGCATAACTACAATCAGACAAGAATTAAAAGACAATTTCCCTTATAAATACCTAATGATTGATAGATGTGAAGCAGATGACATCATCGGAGTACTTTGTGAAAAGTATGGTGATACTGAGAACATCATGATTGTTAGTGGTGATAAGGATTTTCAACAACTTCAAAGATATAGTAAAGTGAAACAATTTTCACCTATAACCAAGAAGAATATTAAACTAACTAAGGAACAAGCAGAAGCATATCTTGTTGACCACATTATAGGTGGTGATACTGGTGATGGTGTTCCTAATGTACTATCTCAAGATGATTGTTTTGTTGAGGGTATAAGACAAAGACCTCTTTCCAAGAAGAAAAGAGAGATTATCAAAGACCCATTAGTTGCAAATGATGATGAGGTAGATAGAAACTTACAAAGGAATAGGAGTCTTATTGACTTGACCTATATACCTAATGAGTATAAAAAACAAATTCTTCATGAATTTGATAATGTAGAAGTTGCATCCAGAGCTGGATTACTAACTTACTTTATCAATAACAGATTGATGGATTTAGAAGAAAGTATTGGAGACTTTTAATTATGGCAGAGAAAAGAGGAAGAGGAAGACCTAAAGGGTCACTCAATAAAAAAACTCTAGAGACATTAGACGCAAGTTCTAATGGAATCAAAGAAGAAGATATTGGTGTAGATGCAAATGGTTCACCAGTAGTTGAATCTCTAGGTGAAACACAGAAAGAAGTCCTTAAGGGGCCTGATATGGAAGAGGCACATAAAATTGCAGATGCAATTGTTTCTCAATCTGAAACTACAGGAACTATTGAGGTTGAAAAACCTAAATGGACACCAAGGAAACTTCCAAGAAATCCAAGTGTTGTAGAAATACTTGCACTTGCAGATGAAACCAAAGGTAAACAGGCAAAGGTTGATATTCTAAAAGAATACATTGAAAGACAAGACCTTAAGTATGCACTTAAAGCTGCATTTGATTCTAGGGTTGAGTTTACTTTACCAGAAGGATTACCAGAGAATGTAGTTGTTGGAGACCCAGACACACCAGAAGGTGCAATGGATATGGCTCCAGAAAGATTCATTCGTATCTATAAAAGAATGCAGTATTGGGTCAAAGGTGGTAATGCAAACAATACCAGTAAAGCTGCAAAACAGGAAGAGATTTTCATAAACACCTTAAGGTCTTTAGAAAAATCTGAAGCAGAATTCTTACTTGCAATTAAAGATAAGACTATGCCTTTCAAGTCAGTCACAAAAGAAATTTGTGAATTGGCAGGTTTTGACCTAACTCCAAAGTAAGTATTGATATAAATACTACTATGGAAAAAGCAATCAACAAACTAGGACTTACTGATTCTGAAAGGGCAATCAACTACACTGATAATGGTGCAGTTAAGATTGCAGAAGTCAGACATTATGACCCAGTGATGGGATTGTTAAAAATTGTTGACCCTATGAATGGTCTCACTCATGAAATGATTTATAGTTCAACATCTAAGAATTGGTTCGTGCCAGGCACAAGTATTACTTGTGACTATAATGCAGAAGAACCAGTTGTA